GATATCAAATTTATCGTAGTTTAAATGTTTATCTTCACCAGGTGTAGATATACTATCATATTGATTAATGATAGAATCACATTCCTCTTGTGTAAGAAAATCGTTAACTGTTAAATTGAAATTGTTGTTAAGCATATCATAATATAATTATCTGTTTAGTATTTTACGATTACTATACCAGAACCTCCACTTGAACCTTGTCCTGAACCTGATAATGAACCGCCGGAACCACCTCCGCCGCCGCCTCTATTTGCGACACCATCACCACCTCGTTGGCCACCATTTCCGCCGCCACCGCCGCCACCTTGTTGTTGCGAGTTTGAACCACCTGAACGAGCAGGACTCCAACCACCTCGGCCGCCACCTGCATAATAAACATTTGAACCTGAGATATCGTATTGTCTACCAATACCACCTTGTTTTCCGTTTTCTGCACCTTGACCTGAAGCACCGGCACCACCGCCGCCGCCACCTGCGTGTTGGTCCATAGGAGTACCACCTCGGCCTCCTGAGTTTCCAAATCCATATGAACCTGAGTCCATAGGTTGACTTGGTTGTATACCACTTCCACCATTTGAACCAGAGTTATCTGAACCTGCACCACCTGAACCGCCTGGTGTTCCTGGATGGTCGTCACCCCAACCTGAACCACCACCGATAGCAGTTAAGTTACCAAATGTAGTATTGTATCCTCTACCAGAACCTTCAGATGTTGTTCCTGGATTTGGATATCTTGTTGAAGATACAGGCATACCTGCACCAACATTTAAAGAAACATTACCGCCTGGTGTAACAGGAAATCCTGGTCTATAAATTAATCCGCCGGCACCACCGCCACCACCTTGTCCTGGACCACCTGAACCTCCACCTGCAACAACTAATACATCAACTGCGCTAACACCACTCGGTACTGCAAAAGTTTGAGAACCTGTTGATGTGTATGATGAAACAGTTGGAGCATTTACTGTAATAGAAAAAGTCCTATCTGTGCTTTGTGCTGGCGTAGCAGCTCTAACCGTAAACGGTGAAGTTGTATTTGTACCAACTGCATTTGCCGTTCCTGTGATAGCTGCGTTTGTAGTATTGAATGATAAACCACTTGGTAAAGCACCAGAAGTAATTGAATAAGTTATTGTATCACTTTCAGCGTCTGTAGCAGCTGCCGGTGCTAAACCTGGCGAGCCACTTCTTCCACTATCAAATAAAGTACCTAATGTTCCAGCCGCCGTAGTAAATGTCGGAGCTGAGTCTGCCAAGATTGCACTTGCAAGTGAAGCGGCAAGACCTGAACCGTTAGTAACTGTAATTGTATATGGGTCATTACTTGTATCTAAATCAGATTGAGTTACAGTAATTGTAATTTTGTTTGCACTATTTCTTGTAGTTGAAGCTGGGTTAACTGTTGCACCACCACTTTCAGGAACTAAAGTTACCGTAGCACCTGTAGTATCAAATAAAGAACCATTGATTACAACCGTAGATGTAGTACCTCCGTCAACAGGAATTACTCCTGAAGAAGCGGCAGCAGCACCATCAACCTCAACAGTTGTAATAGTTGGTGGACTATCAATTGCTTTCCAGTCTGTACCTTCAAAATATTCCATGAGGTTTGTTGTGGTATTAAATCTTAAAGTACCAGAACCATAAGTAGAATCTCTTTGTGCTGTAGTACCACTTGACATTATCTCTCCAAGGATACCTGTGAACTTTCTATTTTTACCTGTAAAATCTCTTAAATCACTCATGCTTTTATTTATCCCTTATTTCTATTATAGGTTAGTTGTTAACTTCCAACCGTAAGTTGCGCCAGTATAAACTAATTGTATAGCAGCGTCTTCAGTTGATATAACTAAATCTTCCGATAATCCCATAATTTTTAAACTGTTTCTACCTATTGTTAAATTATTAGTATCAAATGTTCCTGCTAAGTCAAGTAAAGATACTTGGTCACCTGTTTGAGGCGAAGCAGGTAGTGTAATTGTTTTTGCACCACCAGATGTGTCAACAAAATATCTGTCATTAGCAGCTATTGTTATATCTGCACTTGTTGAAGCCCACGGATTACCGCCACCTAAACCTGTCCATTGTGTACCGTTATAACCTTCCCAAGTTACTAAAGTTTCGTTATATCTAATACCACCAGTTTTTAAACTATCACCTGTAGGTCTTTGAGCAGTTGTACCAGTTGGTGGTACTAAATGACCTGTACCCATTTTATCTCTTTGAGTATAACCAACAATTGCTCTTTCAGTTGGCACGGCAGAATTAGCGTCATTACTTAATGTTTCGTCTGTACTAAATTCATTAATTGTTGCACCTAACTCAGCACCAATAGAACCTAGTTGTAATTCTGAAAGACCAGAAAGGTCAAAAGCGTCTGCGTTTAGTGTTGCAACACCAGTTGCCTGTTCAATTTTAAATAATTCACCCACTCTAAAGTCACCATCTTGGTCTGTAGATGAGAAGTAAACACGACCACCAGATGTTTCTGTAATCTCGTCTGATTGGTCAGCCGGTTGAGATGGACCGCCAGGGTAATTTGATGTTGTAAAGTCACCAGTACCAATGTCTAGGAAGTCGTGACCTGTTAAACGAATATTTGAAAATTTTGATAATACATCACCTTCTTCATTATCTGCAATTGCTCTACCACTCGTAACACTTTCTGTTAATCTAATTAATGCTGTTCTAGCACTAGTGTTTGTTTCTGAAACTGCTGATATTCTGTAATTTTTTGATGTGTCGCCTGCAAATACTAAATTTGAACCTACTTTAATTGCATTAGCACTAGCTAATGTAGAGTCGCTTGAGTCAACTGCAATTAGAGGACCTTGTTGTCCTGTTTGAGCAGCTGTACTATCACCAAATGAACTATCTAGTGTTAACTGATAAGTAGAACTATCATCTTTAGTTACAGTACAAACTTCACCTTGTTGGAAGTTACCACTTCTACCTGTGATATGAAGTCTGTCTAATGAAATATTTACTCTTATAATTGTAGCAGTCGCACCTGATGTAACACCTACGATAGCCGCAGCTGTTGGTGTTCCTGAAGTTGAAACTGTATCTGCAACATCACTCTCTGTAGCAGCGCCAATAAATCCTGCCGTTGCATATTTTAACATCTCACCACGACCTTGAACTTCAACCGGTCCTTCAGCAGCTAATGTTCCTACTGCCTCAGCACCTTTTTCACCGTAAGCAGATGAACAGTTTAGAGCTCTAATGAAACCACCTGATTCTGCAAAGAATGATTTATCACAATAATAAGTAAAGACTGAAACCATCTCACCACGACCACCACCGATTGCATGTACACCACGACCATCGGAGTTAATTTGTGTAAAGTCATTACATAAAATTGATTTGTTACCTGATTGGTGAATTAGTCCATCAATTTGTACACCTGTTGCACCGGCATTTGTTGATGTACAGTTTTGAATATATGTTGAAGCAGTTGAAATATTACCACTAGGGTCTAATGATACAACAGCAGCTTTACTAGTACCACCAGCACCTGGTGTTCCAGTTAAACCTTTGAATGTCATTTGAACAATGTTAGTTAAGTTATTAACCAACCACATATTAGTAGCGTTATTATTTTCTAATGCTGTGACTGTACATACTAAATCGCCACCACTTGGATTTCCTATTGTAGAAGCTGGTATAGTAATCGTATCACCTACAATAAATCCTGTACCGCCGTGATATAGTGTAACTGTAGGCGCACTTGAACCGTCTTGAACAACATTTACAATAAATGAACTTGCGATACCATTTGTTGATGTTGTTGATGAACCGTGAGCATAGTTATATGTCCCAGCAGTACCGGCTGTTCCGCCCGATATTGAAAATGTTTTTACTTGATGACCTGTTGAAGTAGCAGGTCTAACCTCTGTACCTCTTAAAGATTCACCTTGAACTGTAACACCAGCAGGAACTCTTAAAGGTAATATTTCTCTGTAAACTCCGTTTTTAACATAAACAACATCACCAATTGAAGCAGATACAACTGTGATAGTAATATTTGACATACCACCACCTTGTACTGTACTTCCGTCTGGACCAATGTTACCAAAAGTGATTACATCACCAGCTGCGTGTCCTGAACCACCGTTTGTTACAACAACTGTTGGTGTTGATGAACCATCTACTACAGCTCTGATTGTTGCACCTGTACCTGAACCGTCTGTAGCAGTTTGAGATAAGTCATAAGTTGCTGGAGTACCACCTGTACCACCTGTAATTGTATTGAAATCTGTTATATCACCTGAAGTCGCTTGACTTAATGCGTAATAAATTGTTTTGAAAGGTAAATATTGAGTACCTGGATTTGAGTCTGAACCAGAGTTAGAAACATAATAAACATTTTTACCTTCTGCGTTTGACCATTTAGGGTCTGTACCGTCTGTAGTTAAAACTGAACCTGAAACACCAATCGGCAATCTAGTAGATTGTGTGGCGTCTTGAATAATCATGTCACCTCTATCGGTCAATACAGCACCTGTATCACCTTGAGCTAACAATTGCCAAACTGTACCATCTGAACCTGGTGTAACATTTGTTTGTAGGTCTTTTAGCATTATGTAACTTGAAGAAACATGTCTAACAACTTCACCAATTAAATAAGTTGCTGTTGCGTCATATGTTCCTCTGTTACTAATACCTTCTATATTTAAAGACCAATGAGTGGTGTTTGTTTGATATGAGCCAGATTGTAAAGTTACAGGTCTTTGATTTGTATTATTTGTTTTTGAAACATAAGAATTACCACCGTACTGAACAACATCACCAGTTTTATATGAGTTACCATAAGTAAAACCACCAACATTATTATAACCTGTTGTAATTACATCCCAATATGAATCGTCTGTAGGTGTATTACCTGAAGCTTCTTCGGTGTTAACATAAATGTATGTGTAACCACCATAACTTACAATATCACCTTTTTTGTAAACCGTTGAAGCACTATAAGTATCTAACCATTCTTGACCTTCAACAAATGTTGTAAAGTTTGCTTGAGCGAAATCGTCTGAAGTAGAACCTGAAGTGTGAGCAGTTGTACATTTATATTGTGTGCCACCAAACTTAACTACATCATTTACTTTGTAGTAAGTTGAAGCTGCCCAATCACCTTTATAATCAACACCGTCTTGATATAATTCAAATTTAGATGTATCTAAAACCGTTGAAGAAGATGTGTGAGCAGTTGTACAACGATATTTTCTTTGACCGTAAGTAACTAGGTCGTTTAATTTGTACCATGTAGAGTTACCATATGCACCTTTAAAAAATAATGCTTCAGATTGTAAAGACCAATAACTAGTATATGTACCTGGGCTTGTGTAAAATAAGTTTTCGTTTGCTGGAGATGTGTGGTTAGCAGTTACAACATAAGTGTTACCGCCGTATTTTACGACATCATCTATCAAGTAGGAAGTGGATGTTGCCCAATTTCCTCTCCATTTAAATTTAATTCGTCCTAGTTTAAAATCTGCCATGGTTTACCTTTGTAATAATACTATTTATACAAGTTAGGACGCTGATTGCCAAGTTGTTGACGCTACAGAATATGTTGAACTTTCTGCTGTAGTGAAGTCATCACTTGTCAAGGCCGTTGCCCCTCTGCTTCTATTTTCCCTTTTTACAAAATAACCATCATCATCTATATAATAAGTTGCGTCACCATCTTCCATTCTAAATTGATGATAAAAGTCATTTGTGTTGTTTTTATATTTTTTATCTACTTTACCAATAGCGATTTGAGCACCACTTTTTGGTTTGGTAATAAATGTTACAGTAGGAGTTGAATAATTATATTGTTCTCCTAAAATTTGTTTTACACCATCTACATAGACAACAACTCTTGTGTCATCTAATACAGGCTCTGACATAGTAAAAGCGACAGTTGAATTATCGCCAGTTTCATATTGAATACCTGATTGAACAAATGTGTCTGCGTCAACATATTCTTTTTGAGTAGATATTTGTTTAGCACCAGTTAAATCAGTAGGCGAACCACCTTCAAAATCTAAACTATCTGTACTGTCTTTGTCAATTTTTGTATAGTATAATAATCCCTCGGTTGTTCTTCTTAAACCGTGAAAACCCTCTTTACTTTGTTGTCCTTCAGGTACTATTTGTCCTATAACAGCCATTAACTAATCTCCAATATGCTGGCATATGCTTCAACATCTACAGACGAACTGTCTGGATTAGGGTCTGCATATACTCTTAATATATCATTTGGTTCTAAATTAATAGGTTTATCTAAAACTAAAGTGTTATTTGCTGATACATTTAAACTTCTACCAACATGTCTAAAAGTTGAACCACCATCTATGGTAACTTTAACATTTACTTTAGCTGCATTTGTAGAACTTAAATTAGAAATATATAAAGCGTGAATAACTGCATAAACAGAACCTCCAGCTGTGTACATATTTCCTGTTGAGTCATCTAAAACACCAACATCTAAACCTTGATTTTTAAATGTACTAGCCACTTATTATCCCCCAAACACTATTGAATACGCTAATGCGTCACCGTCTAGTGCTACTGTACCTGTATTATTAGGTAATGTAATTGTTCTATCAGCAGTAGGCTCTTGAACTGTTAAAGTTGTTTCATAAGCGTTTGCTAAATTACCTTCAAATATTAAATTAGCACCTTGGTCAAGTAGTAAGTCCGTTGTTGTAGAAGCGCCGTTAGTCATAACATTTTGTAGTGTTACTGAACCAGCACCACCCATTTCTTTGACTACGCCGCCAGTAGTTTTTGTATAAAACTTACCGTCAGTAACATTCATTAACAATTCGCCGGCTGTTAAGTCACTTGAGCCTGGTACTGCTAATGCTGTTTCTGTTCTTTTCGGTTTTAATACTGTAGGCATTACTTACAATGTTTCTTAATTTGTTTAATCAGTTTATCTTTAGTAAGTCTTTTGTCTAATTCAACACCTACTTTTCTACCTAATTTTTCTAATTCTGCTTTTGTTTTTTTATTTAAATCTTTTAGATTGATTTCATCCTTTAATACTAAAGGTTTCATATAAGGTTTTGTTATCCAACCTTTAATTTTTTTCCATAAATTTTTCATTTTAGAATGTTCCTCCGTCAATAGTTGTTACGGTTACATCACCTGAAGAAACCGTGAAATTTCCTGAATTAAACGAAGCCACACCAATATTTGATGTACTCGCTAATTCTCCTGCAATAGTTAAAGTACCACCCGAAGCAGTTGTGTTAATTCCTTCACCTGCTAAAAACTCCATGGCATTACCAATTGTAACTGCACCTTGTGTAGAACCTTCGTCTGTAAATACAAAGTTTTCAATTTTAGCACCGTCAATACTACCTGCTAACATTGCATTTGTAATACCTAATGCTTTAACTCTTAATGCGTCTGCGTTAACTTCAATTGAACTATCATCAACTGCAACATCCATTTGGTTGCCAGTTTTAGTTAAAGCTGCACCTGCTGTAATTTGACCTGCACCAGAGAATTGTGCTACATCTAAAGAAGTTGTACCAAATGTTGGATTACCTGTGTGAGTAAATACATAACCGTTATTAGCATTAGCAGTACCTTCTTCTACGAATACGAAAGCGCCACCTGATAATTCAGTAGGTTGGTCTTCAGGAGTTGCTCTTGTTAAAATCCAGTTAGTTGAACCTGAACCAATATTCGTTACGACATAGATACCGTTTTGAGCAGCTGTTGATTGGTCTTTAACTAAAACTCTATCAGCTGCTACCATAGTTATGCCATCAATTGTTAATGCAGCTTGTGTACCAGAGTTAGTTAATGTTGCACCAACACCAGCAGTACCGTTTGAGTAAGTCGCTGTTAAGTTTGCTGTAGTACCAACTCTACATGATGGTTTAGTATCTAAACCTTGTGCAACTTGGTCAACATAAGCTTTGTTTGCTAATGAGTCAGTTGTAAATCCTGCTCTATCTTCATAACCACTAGGAACTTTTACTGTACCTGTGCCATGAGGTGAGAAAGTAATATCTGTATTACTAGCACTTGTTGACATTGTAGAGCCATTGATTGTAATACTATCAATAACAAGTGAAGTTAATCCTGCAATGTCAGTTGTAGCTGCACCTAATGTTAAAGTAGATGAACCTAAAGTAGTTGTAGGGTTAGCTAAGTTTGCATTTGAGATAGCAGCACTACCTGATAAATTTGAATTTGTTAAACCTGTAGCATTAACTGTTACCGTATTGTCAGTAACGACAGCCTCCATGCCAGAACCACCGGCAAATGTTAATGTTTCAGCAGTATTGTAAGTATCTGTTCCTGAATCACCTGCTAAATTAATAAACTGATTAACAGTTGCAAAATCTAAATTACCAGAACCGTCTGTTTTTAAAAATTGACCAGCAGAACCATCTCCGTCAGGTAAAGTAAATGTAGTTGTAGTAGTAACGGAATTAGGAGCTTTCAAACCAATAAAGTTTGTACCGTTGTTCGTACCTTCGTTTAATTTTACTGTACCACCTACTGTAGCAGAATTACCAATAATTACTTGGTCTATTGCTAAGTTTGAGTCTGCTGTTAGAGCTGAACTTCCTGTTAATGTTCCTGCGACATGGTCCAACATGTCTGTAAAATATTGACCCCCGATAACTGTTACATTATTTGCGTCACCGTTTCCGTCAACACCACCCTCACCAACGAATAATCTATCACCACTATTCGCTTGTGTACCTGTGCCGAAAGTATAGGCTAATTCACCAAGTTTCAGCGTACTCGGGGCTGTTGCAGCTGAACTTCTTTTTATCTGAATTACTGTTGCCATTTAAAACTCCTAAAATGAACCTGCATTTAAAGTCAATGTACCTGTTGTTGTTACTATTTCATTTGTTGCAACAAACTTGGCGTCACTTGACCTATATTGTAAGATTGCACCATCTTCCAAAGATGTTGTATCAACATCTCCTAATAATTTTAATTGTAGAGAACTATTTTGTGCCGCCTGAGCAGATGGTAAGGCCACCGATACTTGTTGTGGACCTTGTGAAGTATTTACATTTATCTTAGCTGTAATATCAGGCATATTTCTCTCCTTGTGTATATTTATAACAAAAAAGAGTTGAATTAAGTGGTAACTTGTGGTCTTACCGTAATAATACCTTCAATTACTCTGGTAACTGTGCTTGAAGAGGTCTGTAAAATCTCTAAATCATAGACATATCTACCATCATCTAAATTAGATGTTTGGTCGGCTGTTAGAGATAGTGTAATTACACCTGTTGTTGCGTCAGCAGCTACTGTACAGGTGATTGATGTTCTAGTTTTTGTTGACTGATAACCCTTAGCCATCTTAGCGGATGCTGTATAACCTGTTAAATTAAATGCATTACCATTTGAATCTTTAACTGTCACATCCGAGTTAAATGTTGCGCCTTGGTCTACTGTCAAGTTTGCTATAGCTGCCATCTATTTTTTCTCTTCTGGTACTTCTTTTTTTACTAATTCTGCAATTTTTTTGTTATAGTGTGTTGTTAACACTTCGATTTTTTCTAGCTCAAGATTGTGTCTTACTTTAGAAGCCTGAATTTCTTGTCTTACTACTAGGTAATTCTGCAATTCTGGACTCAATTTGTTGACATCATACTCTTTGCCATCTATCATTACTGTATTCATAATAATCTCCTTATTACTATTTATAAAAAATATTTAGGTCTATCCTATATTTCTTTTATTGTGAGGTCCTTCCCATCCATCAAATCTTTTTGAACCACCATCTGGAGATAATGGTAAATGAACTTTCTGACATGTAACATCTCTACCACATCTCTCAATACAATGTTTAAACTTTCTTTCTTGCCAGTTTAATCTGTAAATATCTTCTTTGTCATTATACTTGTTAACAATATCATTAAATTTATTAGTATCAGGATTAATGGTAATATCGTAATCAATATGGTCAAATACTTTATCTTGTATTCTATCAATGTGATTATTTTTAAAACCTTCTTTACCTAAAACACAACACGGATATATTTTGTCTTCACAACTAATATAAAATGTACCTCTTTTTTCTGAATAACAATCTATTGGCACCTCTGTTACTACAGAGTTTTGTACAGACTCAGCCTGATATTCTGGATTAGTAGGTGCCTCATAAGTTATTGTTTCTAAACCATGTGGTGTTCTAACTTGTTTAGATGTTTTGTGTTTACCATTTTCAAACTTTCTTGATGTCTTCTTAATTATAAACTCATCAAAACCCCACTTCTTTGATAACTCTCTAGCCTCTTCTACTTGATGTTCGTTGTGTCTGAATACTATAAACACCCAACTACCTTTTCCACCTGCGTCTAAAAATGTTTTAGCATTTCTTTCTATCTTTGACCAATTTGTATATCTTCTATAAATGTGGTTTGTATCTTCAAGGCCATCTAAATGAAACCACATTCTTAACTTATCTATCTTTGCAACTGATTGCCAAAACTTATCTGTTTGTAAAGAAGCATTTGTTTGTACCTCTTGATAGATACCCTCGCCATATTGTAATAACTCTAAAACTTTAGGATGCATTAATGGGTCGCCATAACAACCACCATAATCTATTGATTCAATATCATGGTTTTTTCTTAAACTATCTATGACATGATGATGAACTTCTTTAGATACATCTTTCCAACCACTATTAGATACCGGGTCAGATAAACCACCTTTATTTGTTCCTGTTCTTGAACACAAAGGGCAACCAGCATTACATCTGTTTGTTAATTCAAATTCTATATTTCTAACTGATTTATTAAACATTTTTTATTACGCCAACAATATGAATACGGTCTACCTTTGAACAATTAAGTGCTGTATGATTAACGGTTGTGTCAACTTCATAGGCAGTACCATCTGCTGGTAGATGTATTCTATCATTGTCAAGTAATAAAAAACAATGTTCATGTGTTTGAATAGGTATGTGTAATCTTTTTGTTTTATCATGGTGCCAATAATAACATGTTTTAGGTTTCATTTTCATAATTCTTGTTCTAACTAAATTGTTTTCTTTTAGTATAGAATTGATGTAAG